ACTTTTCAGCAAAAGTTTAACTCTACTCTACTTTGGTTTAAAATTAGTCAGGTGGCGGAAGGTTAGGGGTGTCCCCTGACGTGGTAGACGCTAGAGCTGGATTGAGGTCACACACATTCGGGTTCGAGTCCCGGTAATTGGGCCAGCTAGGAGAAATGTAGACCATACAGGTTCGAGTCCTGTCCTGACTACAAAAAATAAATTACCTCCTCGTCTAACGGCAGGACAATTGGTTTTGGTCCAATTAATTGAGGTTCGAATCCTTGGGAGGTAACAATTGCTCCTATCGACAAGCGGTTAAGTCATGTCCCTTTCACGGACAAGTCACGGGTTCGAATCCCGGGAGGGTGCACCTACCACGCTCCTATCGACAAGCGGTTAAGTCATGTCCCTTTCACGGACAAGTCACGGGTTCGAATCCCGTTGGGAGTACTTCTGGGCCTTTCGCCAAGTAGGTAAAGGCACTTCGCTCATAACGAAGAGATACACAGGTTCGATCCCTGTAGGGCCCACTAAAATTTAAAGAAGCTTGGTTTTCCAAGCTTTTTTTCTTATATTATTCAAAATAAAAGGTTATGGAAGAAAAATTTAATTATGATTTAAGATCATATTCAAAAAAAGCACAAAGTGCTTATGCAACTACGCATCAATTTATTGATAACGAAGATCTATATAATAGACTTATTACAATGACTAGTGTTTGTCCTAAATTAGTATTAGCAGGTTCAGTTTCATTACACGCATTGGATTTAGTTAAATTAGACTTTAAAACTAGAAGTGCTGATTTAGACTTTGCTTTAACAGAACCATTAACTGAAGAAGAATTTGACATTATGAAGTCATTATTTGAATTAGAAGTAGTATGTGATGTATATGCGGATGATGAAATTATTTCAGTTGATGATATGGCTAAAATACCAACTAAAGATATACTTAAACTGAATTTAATTAGATTATATGATTATAAGTTGAAAATTCATATTGATATTTTCAATTCACAATATGATAATAACTTTGATTCAAAACAAGAAAATTTATATCCACTTAATTTTAGATCACACGATGATCCTCATATTATTTATGTTCAACATCCATCTAAAACAATTTCATATAAAGTACGTTATGCATTTTATGAAAGTTATAGGAAAAATAAAAAACATAAAGACGATTGTATTGATTTCTTATGTAAAAACCACGATAAAATAATGAAACGTTTACAACAGTTGAGTGGAATTAAAAGAAAATTTCAACAAGCATTACGAGTAAAATCAGCAAAATTAGAAGATTTGAGATATATTTCAAACGATTTAAGTTTAAATTTAGATATAGACTAATATGAGTAAGAAAATAAACTTAGGTTAATATTTATTAGAAAAAATACCGACCTATGAAATGTTCAAAATGTAAAACAAACGAAATAACTAACCATCGAATATATTGTACTGATTGTAAAAATGCTATTGATTTAAAAAGTTACCATAAAAACAAAGAAAAAAGATTATTATATTCAAAACAATATAAAGAAAATAATCCTGAGTTTGTTGAAAAACAAAAAAAGCAAGTCCAAGAATGGTTCAAAACTAACCCAAATTATATGAATAACTGGATGAAAGAAAAAAGAAAAAACAATAAAATATTTCAAATTCAACATCATTTATCAACTCAAATTAATACTTATTTAAATAAACAAAACTTTATAAAAAATAAAAATTCATTAAAAATAGTTGGTTTAGAAAATTGGGAACTATTAAAAGAACATTTAGAAAAACAATTTACAGAAGGTATGAATTGGGATAATTGGGGTATAGGAAAAGACAATTCAACTTGGCATATTGACCACATCATACCTGCTAGCTCTGCAACAACAGAAGAAGAAGTTTATAAACTAAATCACTATACCAATTTGAGACCAATGTGGTGTAGTGATAATATAAGAAAAAGTAATAAGTTATGATAAAAACAAATAAAAAACACACTCTATACGTAGAGAAGTACAGACCTAAAAACTTAGACACATATATTGGAAATGAAGCATTGGTAGAAGACTTAGAAGAATGGATTTCACATCAAGACTTTCCTAACTTACTACTTCACGGTGGTCCAGGTACAGGTAAAACAACTGCTGCTAAAATCATTACATCTAACATTGACTGTGATTATTTGTATTTGAATTGTAGTGATGAAAATGGAATTGATGCTATTCGTGATAAAGTAAAACAATTTGCAAGTGCTGCTACCTTTAGAAAACTTAAAGTAGTTATTTTAGATGAAGCTGATTTCTTGACATTAAATGCTCAAGCTGCTTTACGTAATATTATTGAAACATTTAGTTTACAAACTCGTTTTGTATTTACGTGTAATTTTGCAGATAGAATTATTTCACCACTCCATTCGAGACTAGCAAGTTATGCGTTAAATTCGCTTACTCCCAAACAACTTTATGAACATTGTTTGAGTATACTCGACCAAGAAACAGTTGAATATGATAAAAAAGAAGTAGTATCAATTGTAAAAACATTTCATCCTGATATTCGTAAAACTCTTAACAACTTACAAGCGTGTGTTAAAAATGGAAAATTGAGTATTCAAGGTAAAAGTTTTACTAAGTCAAATTATGTTCAATACATTATTGATAAATTACAAACTAAAGACGCGTTTATTGAAATTAGACAAATTGTAGCAGATAATGGAGTAAAAGATTTCACTGAAATTTATAAAGCATTATATGATAATACAACTGATGCTAAATCTATTATTACAATTGCTGAAGGAATTCACAACTCAATGAATTCACCAGATAAAGAAATTACATTTATGAGTACAATAGCTAAATTAATTTAATATTTATATATATGCAAGCACCAAAATTAAACGTTTCGTTAGATAAAACAGTTGCCATGACTTGTGATGAGTGTGGACATGAAGTATTCCAAGAAGGAATGATGTTAAGAAAAGTAAGTAAATTTTTAACAGGTAATGCTCAAGATGGACTAGTACCAATTCCAGTATTTTCTTGTCAAAAATGCGGAAATGTTAACGAGGAATTTCTCCCAGCTGAATTAAAAAAGAAGGATTAAATCTTCATCATTTATGTGACTACACTAATATTTATTAGCGTATGGTTATTTACTTGACTACTAATGTCATTAATGGGAAGAAGTATATTGGAAAAGATACTAAAAATAAAAATTCTTATTTAGGAAGTGGAAAATTCTTAAAACAGGCTATTGTTAAATACGGAAAAGAAAATTTTAAAAAGGAAATATTAGAGTATTGTAATAATGAAATCCATCTAAGAGAAAGAGAAGAATATTGGTTAAATTATTATGACGCCGCTAATAATACTAATTTTTATAATTGTCATAATGTTAGTTATGGATGTCCAAAAGATGTCCATAAAGGTAGAAAAAACACATGGTGGGATAAATCAATCAATACTAGAAAACCTAATAGTGGATGGAATGAAGAGTCAAAGCAAAAACAAAGTGAAGTCTTAAAAGGAAGAAAAGTCACTTGGGGAAATAAAATAGCTAAATCTAGAAAAGGTAAACCTACAGGAATTAATTATACAACAAGAAAAAGCATTAAAGGCAGACCAAGAGCAAAAAATGCTGGTAAAACACCAAAACCCATAATTCAGTATGATTTAGAAGGAAATTTTATTAAGGAATGGGATAGTATATCTAATGCTAAAAGATCCATTAGTAAAGGAGACATTAGAGCATGTTTAGAAGGAAAAACAAAAACAGCAGGAGGTTATATATGGAAAAACAAATAAAAAAGACACTCACACCATTCGATTGGTTAAAACAGATCACGGTTGAAAAACGTGATTGGTCATCTTTTACTGAAGAAGAACAGTCTGGTTTTAATAGTTTTATTATTAATAAGGCATTGAGTTTCAATAAAGAATACATTCAGGTAGTTGAAATGGCTATGTTGTACCCAATGCCTCCAAATAAACTTTATGATTTTTACAAAGATGTTATTCCTAAAAAACCAATGTGGAATAAATGGGTAAAATCGAACGTAAAATGGGATGAAGAAGAATTACAATCAATAGCCACTTATTTTGAATGTGGAACTCGTGAAGCAAAAGACTTACTAGATCTTTTGGCTTTAGACGATAAGGTTATTATATTAAATGAGATAAAAGGTTTTGAAAAGAAAAAGAAAAATGGAAAACGAAAAAAATAAATACGAACCACACCCAACTGATCAAGTTGATTATAGTTATATTCAAGAAAGAACAGAAAAAGCTTTTAGGAAAAGTTATGAAGAATATGAGCGTATTATGAGTGGTGAAGACACTCATCGTTTAGTTCGTAAAACAGACTCAATTGTAGATGGTGTAGTAGATAAATTTATTAGTAGAGCTAGTTTTGGTAAGCAAAAATACAACAATGATATGGATAGAACTGATTTAACTATTGAACAATGGTTAGAACACGCTATTGAAGAACATATGGATGCTATTTTATACTTAAACAAAATTAAAAAAGAACTAAGTGGCAAAATTTAAAAATCCAACCAAGATTAAATTACATGAGATAAATTACGCTACAGACAAAACAGTATCTTATTCTCAGTACTCAACTTGGAGAAGTTGTCAACACCAATGGTATCTTAATTATGCCTTAGGTAATTATGTTTTTTCTCCTTCTATTCATGCTGTTTTTGGAACAGCGATTCATACTACTTTACAAACATACTTAGACAAAGTATACAATGTTTCTAATAAAAAAGCAGATGAAGAAGATTGGGAAGCTTTTTTTAAAATTCAATTTACAGAAGAATATAAGAAAACCTTAAACCAAAATAAAGATATTCACTTTTCATCACCAGATGAAATGAGAGAGTTCCACCAAGATGGATTAGAAATCATTAAAGCTTTTAAAAAAGACAAAGTAAAATGGTTTGGTGTTAGAAATTGGGAATTAGTAGGAATTGAAGTTCCTATTATAGCTAAATTATCACAAAAACAAAATCTTTATATGAAAGGATTTATTGATGTCGTTGTTTATGATAAAACATACGACACTTATTATATTTATGATTTCAAAACATCAACTAGAGGTTGGGGTGATAAAGAAAAGAAAAACGATACTAAATTACAACAAATTTTATTATATAAAAAATACTTTAGTGAATTATATAATATTCCTCTAGAAAAAATAGAAGTTGAATTTATTGTAGTAAAACGCAAACTCTATGAAAATGCAGACTTTGTTATTCCTAGAACACAAAGTGTAAAACCAGCTGCTGGAAAAATTAAAATGAAACAAGCTGAAGATCAATTTAATGATTTTTTAAATACTTGTTTTACTGAAGATGGAATTTATATTCATAAAGAATACCCAATGAATATTAGTAAAGAATCTTGCACATGGTGTCCATATAATAACGGACTATGTACTAAAGGTGAAAGTAAAACAACATTTTTTTCATAATACGTATATTTTTATATAATATATACATATTTATTATCGACAATAAAATTATGACAACAGCAAGTAAAGACAAGAGTTTAACAAGTTTAAAACTCGAACCACAAATGTTTGAAGATTTCAAAGTTATGTGTGTAAGAACAAAATT